TGAACCTAGCTTTTCAAACTTTCCGCCGGAATCATCTGCTACTTTAGCAGAATCTTTGATTTCATCTCCAAACTTGTCTGCTTCTTTACCAGCATCATCAAACCCATCACTGGCCGCATCAAGAGCCTTATTGTTATCATCCAGCTCTTTTCCCATTTTGTTTAGATCTGCATTTGCATTATTCAGCTGAATCTGCCAGGCTTTTGTTCGCTTATCATTTTCCCCAAAGGACTCCGCAGCATTCTTCAGAGCGGATTCAAGGGTGGATACTTTGCTTTTTTGAGCATCGATCTCTTTGTTTAAGACTTCATTTCTTGCAGTGATGGCCTTAATGGATTTGTCTTGCTTGTCAAACTGTGAAGTGACCAGGTTCATTTCAGAACCTAGCACCTTAAAATTTTGATTGATATCACGAAGAGCGCTCTTAAACTCCTTTTCACCCTCAACGCCAATTTTTACGCCGAAGTCCGACATACTCTCTCACCTCCTTTGGGGCATGAAAAATGACACCGTGAAAGGTGCCACTTTAAATGGTTTTTTTTATAAGAATTCCGGGATAATGTCATCGATGTAGTGGTCTTTCTTCGGTTTAGATATCCCGGTAAATTGCTTGTGGCATTCCCAAAGGTCCATCAAATAGCCAATAGGCATAAGCCACACTTCATCTTCAGATCGTCTCAGGTGGGCCGTACCAAAATAGATCAGTCGGGTAAAGAGTTCCTCACTACTTACCCGACCACCTCGTTTTTTGAGTCATCACTCTCCACATTTCTTTTCGTGCCTTTCATCATGCTGGCCATAATGGCATTTTTGTAATTAGCCAGATCAAAGGGAGTTGTGAGAAGTTCCACTTCATCTTCTGTGAGAAGCTCTTTTTTATCGTCTTTATTTCTAATGTTATGAATCAAAATAGACTGATTGGCTAGAAGCGTAATAAGCCAGACCACCTCATCGAGGGCCATTTCAAAGTTCTCAGTTTTCATCAGCTTATCGCCTAAGTTTTCAAGACCACCATAGCGTCCAGCAATTGCCTTGGTTGCTTTGGTGGTCAGGATCATCTTAAATTCAGTGCCTCCTATATCAATGGTAGAGCTTCTGTCTTCGGAGGCTTCATCGAGTATTAATTTATCTTCTGCCATATTTATTTACCTCCCATTAGGATACCGTTACCGTGGCTACAGTTGTTATTACATCACTGGCTCCAACAAGGCTGAGAACACAATAGTAGTAATAGGTGTCTGCCAAAAGATCTGTTGGAATATCAAAGCTTGCCGATGTCTCACCGTTAATAGCTGTACCACCAGTAGAGCTGTCGATGGTATTTTCATACCACTGATAAGTCACCGGATCGCTGGTGTTAGATTCCGCCACCACAGAAAGGCTTCCTGTAATGCTGCCGGCGGTTACTTCAGTCAATGTAGCTGGCTGAGTTGTAATTGTAATGGTTGGTGTCACTGCTGTGAAATCTGGTTCATAGACAGAAGTAAACCAGCTCGTAATCGTTGATACCGCTACACCGTTGTCGCCTTCAGTGACTTCCGCTTTCCAGGGATGCTTGTTCTCGCCATCCAGTTTGTTTCTTCTAAAGACGGTTCCTTCTATGGTGGGACTGCTAAATGTGATAGAGTCACCTTTGGTAGCAAGGCTTGTAGCGGGAACGCTGAAGATGACCCTATAGAGCCAAAAATATCTGTATTTTCCGTTGGCCTTCTTGGCGCGAAACCCAATGGCCACTGGTGATCCGCCATCTTCACTTCTTGAAACCACCACATTGTTGCTGTCAATCTTACAGCCTGTTAAATCCTGTGCCACTAAAGAACCGATATCATCGATACCTAAGCTGAGAGCCCCACTCTTAAATTCCTTAATTACCTCAGATGCACCATCATCTGCATAGAGTATCGCTTCAATAAGCTCAATACTTAGTTCTGCAGTCATGGCCTTAGCCAGTACTTTAGGGGTTGCATAGGTTTCAATGCCGTTTTGATCTTCTGTGATCTTGGCATAATATAGAGAATCCAAACCAATCGTTGCCATTTATTCTTCCTCCGTTTCATATTCTTTCATTACGTCAATGGCGTAATGATGAAATTTGGTGTTGTGTTCATAACCAACATACTGTCTATCTGTTATGGTGATCCCTCCGGATTGAAGCGCTTTTGTCAGTTCTTTCTTGCGTTTCATGTAATTCTTCTTTGTAAAAAGGGAAAGCCTAGCCTCTGAAACAATCATATATGCCTCGTTGTCCGCAAAGAGATCTAGTCTATCTGACATGGGAGTGATAACCAGATATTCATCAGGCGGCGTATCAGAAAATACTCCGGTCTCCAGAGGAATGTTTAGAGGTCCTAGTATGTTGTTTAAATCTGCAAGTAAGCTCATAGCATTTCAATCTCCTTATCCAGTTCTGATTTCATGGTTTCAATGCATGCCTTCCGAGAAGCAGACTTCGCCGGCTTCAAGAAGGGTTTAGGTGGTTGACCTGATTTACCATATTCTAAGATATTTGCGATCTTTGCATTGGCATCGCCATCACCACGAGGTTCATTGAAACCGACCTTTATATTGAAATTTCCGTTCTTATCCAGCTTTGTAGGCGAGAGGCCCAGTGAAGAAACCAGTTCACCGGTAGAACGACTTTTTTCTTTGGTTTCATTACCGATAACGCCTTTAAGGTTGGCTTTCACTTTATCCAGAACAACCTCGCCGCCAGCTTCTAAAACATTAGAGATGATTTCATCGGTTTTATCACCAAGTTTTGAGAGCTTCATCAGAAAGTCATCGGGCATTTTCATGGTTGCTTTAGCCACTTGGCACCACCTCCTTGGCCAGCACTTCAATGTACATCCCGCGGCCTTTCACATCCTCAACAGATGTGATTTCAAATCTTTTATCGCCATGAATGAGCACCATAGATGTCGTTATGGTCAATCCAGGGATATATCGAAAACGAAAAAGGTCTGTTGCTTCTGAAAAGGATGCTCTATTAGACCATTTCTCATTGCCATGACGGCCTTCACGGTAGGCACTGACAGAAGCTACAATGTTATCAACTTCTGTTTTAAACCCTTCAGCGTCTTTAATAGTGGCGCTCTCAATGATGTCAATAAAGGTATTCATTTTTCCAAAACTCATGATTACACCTGCCAGTCCCGGTCAAGCCTCAAAAGGAGATTGACTGTATTCCATACTTGCTGTCCAGCTTGAACATTATCTGAAAAGAAGCCACCTGTGCTGCCGTCTCTGGATTCATAAAAGTGGGACGACAGCATAATGATGGCTTGCTGTGTGGTGGCTGGCATAACGGCTTCCACGTAGTGATTTTCAGGAAGATGCTGATAGCTTTCTGCATACCGGGTAGCGGCGGTGATGTACATCTCAAGGAGTTCATCATCAGCAGAGTGATCAAGAATAAGATTTGCTTTTACTTTTTCCAGCAGTGTCATACCGCCACCATCCTTTCATTAGTCTGAAATCATAAGCCCTGCAGCCTTAAGTTTGGTGAGAAGGGCATTAAAATCCGTTACCAAATCTTCTACTGTGGCAGCAGTACTTGCAGCTTGATTATCGAGAATGGGGAGGCCAGTAACGACCGCCCCTTCCTTGATTTCAAGAGTTCCACCAATAACGGTTTTTTCACCGCCCTGTTCGGTATAGTTCTTTGTGTTATAACTCATAGGACACCTCCATTACGCTTTCTGCTGAAGCACTTTAATGGCTTCAGGTAGAATCAGCTTTCCATCCACACGCTGAGTGGCAACAAAGCCTACCTGACCAGTAGCTGCATAGAGCTCATTAAGTCTCTTGAATACTCTGCCTTGACGATCCGCTACCCAGTAGTAGCCAAAGTCACCGAAGATGATGGACTTTGCAGATGCAGCGATGGTAGGAACGTAAGATGAAGTGTAGACAGGTCTGTTCAAAATGGTATCTGGTGTTCCGGCCTGAAGTGAAGGCTGCCAGATATACTGACCCTGACCATCTTTCAGCTTCCTAATTGCCTTAATAGTGGCATCGTTCATAACGAACACGGACTTGTTTCTGTAAGGCGATTTAAGAGAGTAAAAGAGGTCCAAAATTTCATCAACGGTAATAGCTGTAGCACTTGCAGCGGTTACACCAATTTGTGCACCACCGGTAGCGGCAAGGATTCCAGTAGGCTTACCAGAACCATCTCCTGTGAAGAAAGCATCTTCTTCCTTGTTACCGATACGTCTTGCAAACTCTCTTGCGATATAGTTTTCAAGATTAAAGACGCTGTCATTTAGAAGCTCTTCAGATACCTTGATCATGGTACCTAGCTTGTAAGCGCCGATGGAAACCTGACCAAAGCTATCATCACTTTCAGGAATTGCACCTTCTTCATCAATCCAAGAAGCGGTACCTTTGGATGCCACAACGGGAATCTTACGATCTCCTGAAGAAGTGGAGATGACGTTGGCCAGCTTTCTGAAGATATTCTCTTCATCCAGGGCTTCAATAAGAGTACGCTCAAATTCATCCGGTACAAGGTAACCACCTTCAGTGTCAGTTCCAATCTGTAGTGCGTTTTTAATCACTGGATCAAGCCCTTCACCAGAACGAGTACGCATGGCATTCCAGAAAGCTTTCTGGTATTCTGCAGAAGCTCTACCGCCTTTGGATTCCATGCCTTGGAAGATAGGCTTTCCGGTAAGTGGCGTGTTAAGTGGCTTTGAAAGCTCACGATCCAGTGCTTCCTGCTTTTCAAGTCGGTCGATTTCCTTACCAAGGGCAACCACATCTGCTTCCATTTTTTCATAGGTTGCAGTGTCTTCAGCAGATACTATTCCATCTGTACCTCTTTTGGTGTCCAGGAATGCTTTAGCAGCTTCCCAGGATTTTGCTCTTTTTTCACGTAGTTCAAGAATTTTATTCATAGTGTTTTCCTCCTAAAATTTAGTGCCCAATCAACGAAAGCCGCTTCTCAAGCGACTCAATTGGGGTACCAGTATTCTCTTTTGCTAGTTTGGGTTTTACCTTATCCAGCAGTGAGTTGGTAACAGCTCTGCGGCTAAAGGCATAGGTGAAATCCTCAGTCTGATTTCTTTTCTTTTCATCCTCCAAGATGCCATCAGCAAAACCAAGTTCGATGGCCTTCTTCGCATTAAGCCAGGTCTCTGCATCCATAAGATGAGAAAGCTTTGTCCTTGACTGGCCCGTTTTTATTTCATAGGCATTGATGATGCTCTCCTTAACTTCAGAAAGCATGGCGATGGCTTTTTTCATTTCCTCGCTGTCCCCAATGGCCACGGTAAGGGGGTTATGGACCATCATAAGGGCAGTTGGTGCCATGAGCACCGTTGTCCCTGCCATGGCGATGACTGAGGCTGCTGAAGCTGCAATACCATCAATCTTTACGGTAACAGTGCCTTTGTAATCCATCAGCATGGCGTAAATCTGACTTGCAGCAATGCAATCACCTCCTGGAGAATTAAGCCAAATAACAATGTCACCCTCACCGGCAGTAAGCTCTGCTTTAAATGCCTTAGGGGTGACATCATCGTCAAACCATGAATCTTCGGCAATTACGCCGTCTAGGTAGAGTGTTCGGATGCCAGTATTTTCATCTCGTGCCCAGTTCCAAAACTTCTTCATTTAGGTTCCTCCGTTTCTTTAATATTTGCGAACGCGCCTGCATCCTGTAATTTTGTCATCGCACCGTTAATTAAATAGAGATCGCCACCTAGTGACTCTGGGATTCTATCCAGATTTTCAAGTTCTCTAATATCATTGGCGCTCATCCATCCGTTTTGACGAGCAGTGGCATAACCACTCATACGGCTGACATAATCGCCACGCAGCAGACCATCCACATTAAACTTGATAAATACATTAGGTTTCTCGCTTTCCATGAGAAGCGCTCTACACATGGACTGTTCCCAGCGGACCACCCAAGGATCGAGAGTGTATTTTACGAACTCAAGTGATTGCTGCTCGATGTTACTAAAGGATGACTTTTCAAGGTCAGCAAGCATATGAGGTGGGACTCTAAAAATACGAGCGATCTCATTGATCTGAAACTTTCTGGTTTCTAGGAACTGTGCTTGTTCAGGAGATATACCGATAGGCTGGTACTTCATGCCTTCTTCAAGAACAGCGACCCTGTGAGCATTTCCGCTTCCTTGATAGGCTGCGTTCCAGGATTCTTTGATCCTTGCAGGGTCTTTGATGGTACCGGGGTGTTCTAACACACCTCCAGGTGAAGCGCCATTAGCAAAAAACTTAGCTCCATATTCTTCAGTAGCGATGGCAAGTCCTACAGCGTTTTTCGCCATGGCAATGGGTGAATAACCCACTAGCCCGTCAAAGCCAAGTCCGGGAATATGAAGGACATCTGATGGTGAAAGATACACTTGATTCTCTCTACCAAGAGTAGGAGCATCTTCACTACCACGCTGGTACAAATAGAAAAGCCGACCACTTGAATCGCGATCGACCGTCATTTTGTTTGGCATCAGTGGGTATAGGGA